TTGTCGTACTAGTCGTAGTAGTTGTAGGTGCAGCTGTGGTTGTAGTGGTTGTAGTTGGTAACACACATCCACTAATATATAAATTGATTGAAGAACTTTGATTAAAATTATTCTTTCCAAATACCGTATATGAACCATTATCTAATCCGTAATATGTATTATATTCAGAAGAAGATGGTAAATAAACTCCGTTAGGTTCTAATGAATGGAAATAAGGTCCACTTACTCCACCTGTAATACTTTCAACAAATATATAAGCTCCTTCTGAATCACAACCCCAATCTGCATTAACTACAAATGGTGCTTCAGTAGTTGTGGTTGTAGTAGTAGGTGCTAAAGTAGTTGTAGTACTTGTAGTCGTTGTAGTAGGTGCTAATGTTGTTGTTGTGCTCGTCGTAGTAGTAGTCGGAGCTAATGTTGTTGTAGTAGAAGTAGTCGTTGTTGTTGTAGGAACTGGTTCACAATTCAATACTACTGATTGTGATGCTTCGAATCCTTCATTGTTCTTAACTGTTACTTCAAATGTTCCATTACCTAATCCACTAAATGATTGTGTTGGTGTAGTTAATGGGTAGAATACTCCATCATTTAATCCAACAAATTTAGGGAATGAACCTCCACCTAATACACTATAAACATCTATTACACCATTACCTTCAAATCCTGCACAACTTCCGCTTGATTGGAATGTGATAGGAGCTAATGTAGTGGTGGTAGTAGTTGAAGTAGTTGTGGTAGTCGGAGCAATTGTAGTTGTCGTTGTAGTAGGCCCACTTGTAGTTGTTGTAGTAGTTGGTGATGCTGGGTATATCGGTTGTTCCAATAAAGGAAACAAACACATATCTTTATTATTGTGTACCAACATATCAAATGTACATACCCATCCTGCTAATCCATTATCGAAATTATCTTTGAATGGAACACAGTCTATATTATCATCGATTTCAATTGCTTCAACACTTCTTTGTGTGTATGAAGTTAAATCGTTTAGTATTGCCAATGTGTTTGCGTGTATATCAACTACATCATCAGTACCATTAAAAGGAATAACCTGAAAGTTTCTACTTCCATATGATTCGTTATTTTTTAGTTTAACTTTGTCAGCAATTGTCAATTGACAAGTAAAGGTAGATGTTTTCTTTCCAAAACTTGCATTTGTAATTAGGATGTTACCTAATGGATAGACAGGAAATTCTCTAGCATCTATTTCGAATATATCACCCTGAGTAACTGAACCCAATGAAGGATGGTTACCCATAATGGTTTTGAAATACTCTAATACATTATAGTAAAGTGTAAAGTTCTGTCCACTATTGTTTATTACTGCCATAGTTTAAATTATAAATTTATTCCTGAGAAATAAGTGTTACTCATATCAGGGAAAACTTGTGTTTGGTTTCCAATTGATTCTAAGTATTCTGGTATTTGGTTAGAATAAGAAATCAAATAGTTCTGTAATCTAGTTGAATACCATCCTGCGTTATCTTGCGCTTTTGATGCAAGAAAATCTACTTCATTCTTACCTGGTGCAACTGATTGGTCTGATAGATGTTTTACTGCACCTTCGGATTTAAATGATACCGATGAGAATGGAATATATTCTACACAACTATACCAAATCAATGTTGGTTTAATGTGGTCATTCATCAGGTCTTGATAGTAAACATCTAATGTAGAGAAAGTACCATCTATAATCTTTGCCTGTAAGTAATCGAATAGTACAGTTCCCAATAGGTTTAACATATACTTATCCTGTGCTGTTCTTACAAATGGTAATAACTTATCAGCATCGATAGCTCCCTGTAAAGGAGTATTTTTGATTATATCGTTTCTCGTTATGAATAGTGCGTATGCCATATTTTATTTATTTATATACTTCGTATTTTTGTGTAAATCCTGGTTGAGATGTATAAACCCATCCTTCTTCACCCATCTGTTCTACATTGCCTGTTTCTTCATCAACTGAATCAGGATTTTCCATAGCCTTATTTGTTTCATCTTCTACTTCCTCAACACTCTTTCCAGTATCTTCAGCTTGCTCTGATAAGATTGCCAATGGAGTTAATTGCTCAAAGTATAGTTCTGTGTTACTCCATCCACCTTCTACTAATGCATCGTTTAAGAAGTTTAGTACTAAGTTTTGGAATGGTTGAATTGTCATTGATTGCATAATAGAGAATGCTGTTTTCATCTCTTCTGATTGAGAGGAGAATCCATTATTAGCAGTTCTGATACCAAACAATAAAGGTGATGTAATTCTATGTGCAACTAAGATTCTATCCTGTGCGTAATCAGCAACATATTGGAACTTTTCATGTAGGTTCTCAATGTTGATTGTATCGATAGTAGGTTTGTTAGCAACATCATCGTTAAATGAAATCATAAACCTTCCTGCATTACGAGTACCTGTAAACTTACGTTCGATTAGGTCTTCAATAGTATCTCTCTCCTCAGGAGCTGGAATACCATTGTTCATATTAACCATTACGAGGGGCAAGAATCCATTTTCTATGTTGTTGATATGTAGATTACTCAACTCAGCCTCGACCTCACTAAATTGAAGAGCTGCTATCCAATCAGGGGTACTGTAATAGTACTTACCTGGTGTATAATTCTTTATGTATAAGATTTCTCTTTTCTCATTAGATGTTCCAAAAGCAGGAATAACTTTCTTATCTCTTACCTTCTTCATATCATACCAATCAGTACAATAGAAATAATTCTCTACCTTTGGGGTATCATAAATCTTTTCAGCTCTTAAAGTTTGTACAGGTATGTGATAGAACTTTACTATTTTAGTATGCTCATCATTCCAAATCACTTGAAATGCTGCATTACCATAAAGTTTTACATCAAAGATTACTCTTTTCAATTCTTCTTGTGGTAGTAACTTAGCTAGGTTCTCTGTAAACCCTTCATTCTTTGTATAGATTCCTTTTCCAAAGATTAAATCACTTACACCCTCAACACATGCTGCATTGGTTGTAGAAGTTTGAAATGCCATAGTAACAATTGGAAAGAAATCATCTTGCATTCGGATTCCAAATGGGACCCAATTATATCGAGTCTTTACATCTTCTGTTATTACGGGCACATCCTGTTGTGCTAGGGAAACTACTGAAAAATTTTGAATCTGTTTATTCATATTAGTTCATTATTATGTATTGGTTATCAGATTGATTACTGATATATTGTTGGTTTTGATTAGTATAAACTGTCACATTAGATTGAGATGTGTAGACTTGTATTGAACCAGCCCATACTTCTGTCGAACCTGATGTTATTGTTGCTCTATATTCTCCTGCAACAGAAGAACTTGCTATTGATGCAGTAAATTGCAATAAGTTTTCATAATCGTTAAAAGAGTATCCACTAATTGAAGAACTTGTCTTAACTAATGTGTACATATTTTCCAAATTCAGGTTAATTGTACTGCCTGAATTGAAATCTTCTGTTCTTAAGGTGAAAACATTACTGCCTGTGGTGTAATAAGCTAGCATTTATCTATAATTTATCTGTTAATATAATAACAATAAAAACTGAAAATGTTTTGTGCATGAAAAAAGGTATCCTTTTGGGATACCTAATTTCTGTTACATTTTATGATTAAAGGTTACCGCTATTAAGCTTCCGAACCATAAACTATTGTTGGTTGTGAAATACTCGCAAACGCACTACCTGTAGTAGAACCAGAGATAAATGCCGCCGGTAATTGTTCTTGACCTGTCATAGTAACTGAATAACCATATAGGTCACCCAATCCTGCTCCAGTCTGTATAGAACCCGCCGTCAAATCTGCTCCTTCTTGTTCACCTACTAATAATGCATCTCCGTTATTTGTCCAAACAATAATCTGAGGTCTACCATAAGCCATTAACTTCAATTGTGTTGTCATCTCATTAGTTAACTTTTTCAAGTTAAGAACTAATTCCTGAGAGAAGAATGTTGTACCATTCTCTCTTGATGAATTCACAGTCTCTGTGTAAGCCGATGTTCCTTTTAACTCATAGTAATAAGCTGTTGTTGCTGCTGGTAGAGCGGTTACTTGTCCACTCGCGTTCTTTGTAAAAGATGATGTAGTGTAGTTGATGAAGTAAACTCCTTTCAAACCACCGATACTCTCTTTACAAACTTCGTTTCTTCCAGCTGATAAATTACAAGGCATCTATGTTTAAATTTATTTGTTTGTTTTTATAACTTATATAAGAGTGAGGATTTCTCCCCACTCTAAAGATTTTTTATTAGTAAGCTCCGTAGTAAACTACATCTTGTCCGATTCCGAACTGAGTACCTGCAGTATATCTCATAATGATTCTGTAGTTTTGAGAACCATCTAAGTCTGCCATGTCTAATACTTTAACTTCGTTGTGGTCAGATAAAAGACCAGTACCGAAGAATAAGTTAGATTTTTGTGCTGCTACGATTTTAGAATCGCTCATACCTGGACACAATACGATTTCAATACCATTGAAGTTGAATGGTTTCTCACCAACGTTCAATTGATTGTTCCATCCGTTAGCTCCTACTGAACCTCCAGCTAATGCTTGTTGATAAGCCTTACCTACGTTTGTAGAAACATAAAGTAATACATCTTCTTTACCATACACTGCTGTAGGGATAGAGTTAACTACTGAATCTAACTTAGATAATACGTTAGCTGCAGTAATTGAACCAGAGATAGCTCCTGTGTGAGATGTTGGAGAAGTTGCACCAGCTGGTATTACTGAAGTTGAAGAACTTAATGCTACTGAAGCAGAGAATGCAGTTTCAAATCCACCGAATTGTCCGTTAGTTGCCGCAACACCTTGCCAAATAGAAGTTTCAGTTGATTGTGCTACGAATCCACCAACGTACGAAATTAAATAATCGTTGAAGTTAGCTGGGATTGTGTCAAATGCACTGTATCCTAATTGTAATGCTTCCCAAGAATCTACGAACTCTTGCTTACATAAGC